ATTATTTATCCAAAAAATACTGACCATAAATACCCCAATGGGTAACAATGTATTTGAAAAACTAACGGAGAAATATCCTTTCATCAGTCTATGCATGTATGCCAATTCTGAATATGTGGGTGTGATCCAAAATAAAGATGATGTGGTTACCACGATCTATGACTTTGGTGCAGTAGCAGATCAGTCCGACAAGATGATATATCTAGAAATGGCATCCATCTGGTGGTGGGAAAGCAACAGATCTATCCCTATCAATATCTTCTTGCGTAAAGATTGGGAACCATTCCGATATACATTACGCACATTCGTCAATAAAGATCTAGAAATAATGCATGGTCCTGCTTGCAGTTTGCTGGACATAGCCCGCAAAAAAAGCAAACGCAAAAGCATCATGCTGGTGCGGCGGCTTGATTAAGCAGATTCATATGTAGGGCCACCAGGGCTGCATATCCCAATGCATGGGCTTTCTTAAACACATATCCCCGACTATCATCACCATCCCATACTGATCCAAACACAGTCAGCCAAGGTTGATTCTGTAAGTGTGCTTTGCCCGGTCGTATGATAGAAATAAATGCTGCCATCCTGGGTATGGAATCGGGCCTCATGCTCTGTAACAATCCTGCGTAGTTGCCCACATGTACCAATTGCTGTGCCCATTCCGAGTCCGACCACAATCTCTCCCAAGGTGGGTCTGCTGCCAGCATTTCTATATAGTGCGCAGGATCTCGGATCAATCCATACACACCCATGTTTAAAAAATCAATCTTGAAATAGCCACGTGCCTCAGCAGTTTCGTAATCTAATGCCGCACATGCCAATACAGGATCTTCAGGAATGTCTGTGACATACACACCTGAATTGTGTTTTCTTGCTGTGCCTTGATGCAGTTGCCGTGCAGGTGTGTGGCGTATCAGTTTTAATACATGTTCTCTGTCGGCAAAGTCAATATCAATATCTGCGCTCATGTTACCATCCTGCTTGTTTTAACATTTCTTTTGAGTATTCCTGATCTGCTGGATATGTTTGGAATTTTTTCTGCCACACATCCGAATCAATGTAGATCCATATCATGGATACTTGGTCAGAACTGAGTTCGCTTAAGAATTCCTGTCCTGATTCACTATTGTAAATCACCCACGGACTGATACGCCCGGCGGTTATAGCATGACATATCGCATTGGCATTGCCATATCTCAAACAGTCATGTGCTGGATTACCGGTCTTCTCTGCCCAATCCAATCCATATTCCATTGCTCGTGCCAGTGCATCATCTACTGCTTCCAGGGTGAGATAATTCACTAGATACTCTGTGTAGATCTGATCGCTGCACCATTTGTCAATTTTCTTCTGTTGTTTGAGTAGCCAAGCCATAAACCTGTCGGGATTGATCACTCGAGTATTCACACAGTAATGTCCAAACTTCACAAATGCACGATAGTATGATGACGTTTCAAAATCATCAAATGTTTTGTTCTTGGCCGACCCTTGCATGGTCTCATAAAACCGTACATATGCCTGCAAGCCCAACTGCACTCCTCTGTCATCGCGTTGCAATCTACGACGTTTGGGTTCGCACATATGAACTTCAATACTGCTTTCCCTTGAGAAAGTTTTATCACAGTATCCGCAGGTGAATGTCATTTCTTTTCGTTGCCACTGGATTTGTTGTAAGCATCAATTTCTTTTTGTGTGACCAGTTGCGCCATCACATCAATCTCATCATCTTTGTATGTGGGAAAGATAGCCATTAATGCTTTTCGTTTGGCGCTGAGTCCTGCTTCTTTCTTCTTGGGTGCGATCCAGTTGTGACGCATCACACCCATGCCCGGACTAGCAGCAGTGGCACACAGCCATTGCAGTTTGGGATGTTTGGCTATGTCGAAGAAGTGCTTGTTGAGATAGTGATTGATACTCTGTACATAGTATTCTTGTAGTTCCTGACTGCCAGCTACTGCGCTGCCCCACCGTATCATGAGATAGGTTGAAAATTTCTTTCGTTCCTCGGCATCAAGCTCATCGTAGAAGTCGCGATTCTTTGCGTCCAATTGACGCATCTCATTGCCAATGTTTAGTTTGTCGCTCATGTTGTTTTGGTCAAGTTATAGATCATTATAGCATGATCCAAGGCATCTTGTAAAGTGGGATTGGTCTTGGCTGCTCGGCGGATGTTATCCCAGAGTTTGTCCTCCATTATCTGATCTCGCTTTTTTTTCATCCCTGCCCGAATGTCCCAATCTCTGCGCTCTTCATGCGTTTCGTAATCATGTCCTATTTCTATTCGTGTGCTGGGGTCTGCACCGAGTTCGCGAGCATACACTGTGTCACCATCACGCTCATAAATTAGTGTAGCAGCAGGCTTGAGCTGTCCCATTACCAGGCCTTGTTGTAATCCACTATCTCGCAGTTGCGGCTGATGTCTTTGACAAAATACACACAGTCTGGTTCTGCGTCGTCATTCAATGGCACTGCTAGCAATTGTCCATTTTTGAGTTTGGGTGCAAACCAATTTACTTCGTGATACACATCCAATATTTCAATGTCAGGAAAGCTGGGACGGAAACTAGTCAATGGATTGAATTGGAATACCTTGAACCCTCGATCATTTATGCTGGTGAGTGGTAGCACTTCAAGATCGCCCACATCGGGTTCACCGATCAGGATCTGCCAATCCATAGGCATCTTTATGGTGGCATTACCTATCCTCAACACTAGTGCAGGTGCATTAAAACTCTCCAAGAATATAAGTGGTATAAAATGATAGTCTGGATCTTTGGGATCCGAGTTATCCAAGATGGCAAATCTCATATCATCAACTTCGTCGGGCAAGTGGTCTAGGTCATAAAAGCTATTGTCTAAGGTTAGTATTCTCATAGTTATATTATAGTGTGTATTTCAAGCAAAGTCAATCCTAGTAACTTAATTTCCAATTGCGTATGGGAGGATCATAATAAAAAACAATATCGCTACCTGTGCGAAATTGATCTCTGATAGGTTTAGCAACATTACCAAACCAGCAGTTATTGCTATTCAAAACAACATCCTGAAAAAATATTTCCCATTTCAATACAATCATTGGAAAATTTTTGCCCACGATATTGTTAGGTATGGTAATTCTTATATCGTGTTCAACATTGGATTGATTCAAGTTGATAATAACCGGGTCAGTCTGACCTGTTTTGATTAGTTTTAAATCATTGAACCGATCCAACATAGTGAATAATCGATTGAGTTGGTTGGCTGTGTAAATTGTTTTTTGTAAGTCGTACTGCTGGGTGAAGTCCTGATTGACATTGCTAACAAAGTTCGAATCAATAGCGATGCCAGGATCAAATTCGTATGATTCACTCATGGACAAATCAAGTATGAACACCGGATGATTTTGATAGACTTCGGCCCATACTCTAAATCCCGACGGTATAAATTGTCCGCCACGATCAACCGCATGATTGCTTAGTCTTAATATATCTTCACCGAATATCTGTGTGTTGATAGTTTCGCTGACATACACGTCGGCCTGGATATCACTGTCAAGGAAATCAATTTGACGGGTTTCTATTTTATTCTCAAGACCTAATTTTCGTAGATTCTGATTGAGATATTCAAATCTATCTGCATTTTTTTCAACAGCAATCACATGTTTTGCACCGGCTTGTAATGCTAACACACTCAACAATCCAGTTCCGGCGCCGATGTCACACACGATCTTGTCCTGGGCCGAACGATCCAATGCTTGTTTATAAAACTTGTTCCGACCGGTATCGTTAAGCATGGGCATGAACACACCATCATCTGACATGAAATCAATTCCCATTTAGTTTGTCCTTGATATACTGATCAATGCTAGCAGCAACAATTTCTTGTGTGGCTCGATCTGTGTGAAAAGGTCGATCGTCATTGAAGTCTGGGTGCGTGACATAAGTATTACCTATTATCTTGCCTTGCATTTGATAATCAAACATGGCACAACCCAGTGACAGTTTCATATCCACTGGAACAATTCCTGATTTTTCTGCTTGATGATGCCAATGTGCCAGAATCCAAGAATCAACTTCTTGACACAATGCGTCGTTAAAAAAATATTTGAAATAAAATTCAATGGCTCGGTGTTGATCTTTAGTAAGTGTCAAGGTAGGATTGTTTTCAAGCCCCTGTGGCACTGTGCTCAGTATAGGTGCGGCATTGTTGGGAGTTTGTATTCCATTGGAAGATGTGCAAATTGGATTGTGCCCAACATAAGTAGTGTAGGAACTTTCATCATCTCTGAATGGATATATGAAATTTTTTAATCCTTTTTCAACTTGAAAACTGTCATTTATTAACAAGTTCAACCGGGGAGCCCAGGTGCTGTGATATAACAAAAAATTACATCCAATTTCGATTGCTTCCCGCATTTGCCAAGCAATGCCAAGATTGGACATTGACGCCCTTGCCAAACACAATACTGAATATCCATATTGATCTTGCAATATTTGGCTGTAATGATCTCTAGCATTGTTGGTTGCTGAACTAAAGCTGTCACCACACACTATTATGTTAAATTTTATTTTATCTTCATCCATTCTAGTTTCTCTTGTGTAAAGGGATAGTTGGCCTCTTTGTAAAACACCTTGCGTTTGTTCAAGTGACGTCTAGCAAACTTGCATGTTGATGTGATATCCCATATCTGCACATGATCTTTATCTTCGGCTTTGCGGATACCACGTCCGATACTTTGGATCACTCGTACAAAACTCTTGCCCGGTTCGATCAACACAAGATTAAAGATACGTGGTATGTTGATACCCACAGCAGCCACACCATATGTGGCCACGATGATTTTGCCGTCACTCACTGCAATCTCGTCATATTCTTCTTGGCGTACCTTGGCCTTGGTAGCACCCGACACAAACACAGCATGGTCTCCCAGTCGTTCTACCAGCTGACGGCCACATTCGGTTCGATCTACTAGCACCAGAGTATTGCCAGTTTCATTCACTCGTTGTATCAAGGATGCCATGGTATCCAGCCTGCCTGATTCTTCCAGGAGATATTTTAGTTCTGCTTGATAGTCGGCGTATTCCACATGATCCACCAGTTGAACTATGTTGACATGGCAATTGGCTAGCACACCGGCATCTTGTAATGTGCTGGCAGATAGTCTGCTGATAACTGGCCCCAGGCTCACCAGCAATGCTTGGCTTTCAAACAGTTCTTTGGGCACAGTTCCGGTTAACCCCCATCGAATTGGCACTCTAGACATCACGCCGGTCAGCAGGGTCTTTAATGCATCTGCTTTGGCCATGTGTACTTCATCCACTATCACGCATATCACATCTTCAATAAACTCCTGGATGTTACAATCACCCACACCGTTCTTGGTGTTCTTCATGAGATTGTTTAGACTCTGCCATGTGCAGATGGTGTGCGTCCTACCATATTCTTTCCTATCGCCAAAATACACACCCACATCCAGTCCCATGTTAATGTAGTCTTTTTCTGTCTGTGTCACAAGACTCTTGTTGGGCACGATCACGATGCTGCGACCATACCGGCTCACAGCGTCGCTCAGGGCTGCGGTCATTATGGTCTTGCCTGCACCTGTGGCCACTTCCTGTATGCATTGTGGATTGGTCAAGAAGTTGTTGATGATCTCCACTTGATAATCGCGCAGCAATATGGGCTGGCCTTCTGCAGGATGATTCTTGGGCCACAGTCGATCGCTGTAGCTTTGTTCTGTTACCTGAGCAAACTCAAAAGTGGTTGAGTATTCTCTGCGGTCATCCAGTTCGATGTCATAATCAAATCTTTCCAGCAGCGGAATGATGTCCGGCAAAAGATTCACATATGTGCTGCCGCCCAGTTGGAAGTAGGACACTTTGCCATCCCATCTTCCAAGTCGCACTGCCGGCAGATATCGTGCGTATGGGATATCGTATTTGAATGCTTTGACCAAGGCTTTGCGAGCGTCAATATCAAGACCTTCAATCTTGATATTCACTTCGTCATTGATTTGTATTGTACATTGTTTCATTGTAATTTTACTTTGCGCACAAACTGTTGAGAACTTATCTGTTGGATTAGATCTGATTGATGTCCTGAATATTCCAAATCCGCTACAGGAAAATAAAGCGGCTGTGCTTGTACATTATACACACTTGTGATTCCTTTTGCAAGGAAAAAATCACTATGTTGCTCGATATAGTGTTGTATTTGTGGATATCTTAAAGTAGGATCTTGGTCGTAAAATGCCACATTGAAGTCGGCACTGTAATGACCAAATGGCCGAAATGCGTCGTTGCTTATGTATGCATCATTGTCATGTGCTAGATCATCCACTGTTTTTCCTATCTCGCAATAGTTAAGATACACAGTACCAAATTTTATTTCAGTCTCTCCGTATTCACGTTGTGTTTCTGCCAACAAGCTGTGTGTTTTAGGTATGCCATACCAGGTGCATACCATGCGTGGAAAGACTGGATCTACTGCATCTTCGCATCTATGTACTGCTATATTTAATTCCGCTAATGCTACTCTTACGGCACTCGGTGCTCTCATCCAATAGTCGGATGTTTGTTGATCCAACAACCCATGATATTTTTCAAATATATTATGCAGGTAGTTGAGACAATCTTGGGTGTATTCAAACTCACGGTCAATTATATGCTCGTGGTTGTTTATGATATCGATGCATCGTTGTATCATGCTCTCTGCACGAGATTTTTCTTTTGTCGGGTTATCGAATCCATAAAATCTATCTGGGTGGTCCAAGGGATATGGATGTCGGTGTTGCATTCGATCAAGCCATAATTCAGCAAGCGCCGTTGATCTGATACGAAACTTTAATTCTGTGCTGTGATCGTTGCCTAATGTGATAATAAGATATTCATTGGTCATAGTTCAGTATATACTTATCGCAAACAAAAGTCAAAAAAAACAGGCACCTAAGTGCCTGTTATAAAGTTCGGGCGGAGCCAACCTATCCCGAACGTTTCATTGGCTGTGAAGCCATGACTTAAACAATCTGATGCATTACTCGACTCAGATACCAGGCACTGATAACCAAACAGATCCATCCTGAGATAGGTGACTCTTGCTCAAAGCTCATCTTGGCAAACCATGCATTCAGCAACATCCACAGGATTGAGATATCCATGTTAATCTGCTGCCTTCATGCAAGTAGTCTCAGACAGGCGTTTCCAGTTACCGGGACTCAGTTTGCGCAAGTCAGCAATCTTCAATGCCATACGCAGACTCATCTCACGCAGGCGAGTCTGGTTTGTTTCCATGAACTCAAAGATGCTGTCTTGAGTTTCGGGCTCA